CCGCCTGATGGTGCAGCGCCGGTAAACCGGCCCGCCTCGGGTCAAAGCGCGCTCCTCGACCCCAGAGGGCACCGTAGATGGCCGTCCTGACGGCGGGCACGCGGACCTTCCGCCGCTTCGCCTCAATCGTCCGTCCGGCGGTGGTGGGCATGACCGTTGAAACTGCGCTTCCCCGGTTTGGGTTTCGGCTCGGGCTCCGGCTCCGGCGGGTTCTCGGCCTCCTCCTGCTGAGCCGTGAAGGTCGCCCCGGCAAGGTCGAGCGGGACGAGCCCCTGCGCGATGTAGTGGCTCTCGAACATCGGGTCGTCCTCGATTGGCTCGAACCCCGCCGCCTCACGCAGTTCGTTCAGGGAAAGCGCCCCGCGCTCGAAAAGGGGAACAAGGTCGGTCGCCGCCTCGGCCGCGGAGGACAGCCCCGACAGCTCGAAGATCATCGTCACGTTGTCAGCGAACAGCGGGACCAAGTCGCTGTTGATGGTCTCCTGCATCGTCTTGATTGTCGGCTTCACCGCGTAGCGGCGGAACCGAATGTCATCAATCCGCGCGGTCGCGTAGTTCGCCGCCGCCTCCAGCCCCGCCACGCTGAGCGGGATGCCGTGCAGCATGAAGATTTGCTCAATCGTCCACCGGCTCGTCTCAAGGTTCTGCATCTCGCTCGGGCTCACGCCTAAGTCCTCCTTCTCCCATTGCCCGGTGAGCCACGCGATTTTCCCGGCGTTCGCCCCGCCGCCGTATTCCTTGTGCCACCTGAGCTTCAGCTCCTCGAATTGAGTGGCGTTGATGGAGGGGTTTTCGGTGTGCGGCTTCAGGATCATCACCGAAAGCGGAGCCGCGCCGTTCTTCCAAAAAGCCTTCTGCCAGTCCTGACGGTTGAGCCAGTCCTGCAGCAGCTCCTCGCCCGCCTCCATGTCGCCCAACCCCGCGAAGTCGTGGTTCGGGTGAGGACGCCGAAAGTACATGATCTCGTCCACGTCGAAGGGGACCAGTTGCCCGCCGAGCATCGCGACGTAGCCGATGAGCCCGCGCACCGGGTCAATCACTTGTTTGACCAGCTTCGGGTTGAGCGCCCAGAGCTGGGTCGGTCGCCCCTTGCCGCCCTGTCCCCGGTCCATCGCCCAATAGGCAACGCCGCACCAGCGGAGGTGGAACACGGTCTTGTAGAGAATGTCCCCCCAGACTTCCCACTCGTTCGGCACCTGAAGGAGCGCCGCAAGATCAGCGCCCTTGCCCGCCGTCACGTCGCTCCGCGGGTCGTCGCTGCGGGCAATCTTCCAAGGGGTGTCCTGCACCACCTGAGCAATGAGGTCCACCGCCTTCCACGAAGCCCAGATTTTCGAGGTGCCGAACTTCAGGTAGGTGGCGTAACTGGCGAGCGTGTTCTTCCCCGTGGCGTCGAAGGCGGTGCCCGCTATCAGCTTCCCGATATCGACCACCCGCACGTCGGGGGCCTCTACCGGCCGGGAGTTTGACACCATGCCTTGTTTCGTCCGCCGCCCTCCCGTCAGGCGTTTGAGCCAAGCGAGCATGGCCCCCTTGGTACGCCCGAGGGCCTCAACCGTCGAGCCTTCCGGGGTTGACTGACCGTGAGCCGCGCCGGTCCAATGCTCAATGCGGGTACTCCTCACCGCCGTCCTCGCCCTCGGCTCCTGCAACCAGCCGGAACGCATGGCCGGTATCTCGGACCGCCGGTGGAACGCGAGCGGCGAAGGCTGGCGTATTGCCTACCAAGCCCGGGGCGGAGCCGAGATTGAGGGTTGGCTCACGGTGGGCATCAGCTCCAACGCCTTCACCTTTACCTTCGTCGTGGAACGCGCCGCCGCGGTCGAGAGCCACCGTGTGCGGAGCGCCATTGAGCAAAGCCTTGCCGAGCGCGGGCTGACCATCGACTCCGCCGTGGTGGGCGAGATTACGAGCGCCATCGTGGGCGTGGCCGAGGCCGGGGCCGGGGTGGCCACCAACGCGGTGCCGGAATCGAAACGGGAATAATTGCCGCACCCTACGCCAGCATGACCCGGCTCCCGCCCAGCTTGGCCAGCTTGTACGCCCCGGAAACTGCATCGACATAATCATCGTGCTCGCCGTCGGGGAAGTCCTCCAATTCCGCGATGAAGTCCGCCGTGTTCCGGTCCCTGACGAGGTAGAACTTCCCCGCCTCGGCCAAGGCGAGCCACGGCAAGGCCCGGGTGAGCTTGTCCAACGCCACCGTCACCTGACGGACCATGATCTCAGGAGGGATGACTTCCCGGGCGTTCTGCGCCGCCACGCTGAACCCGCCCACCGCCTCAATGCCCACCATGATTTCGGGGTTCGCCACCGCCGTTTCCGCGATGACCGAGCGCGAGGTGCCCCACTTCCAACGGCCCGCCATCGGTCGCCTGAGCCAGAGGTTCCCCGCGTCGTCCAGCGCCGCCTCAATCGAGGCCGTCCGGTCGAGGTTCTGCTTCTCCTTCGTCGCCAGATCCCAGAAGCGCACCCAGAACAGCCCGTCCGGCTCCTGACCCGGTTCAACGTAGTGCACGCTCTCCCCGCTGAATTGACCCTTCTCTGAAGGCCGCGGCGTCCCCTGATAAAGCGCGCTCCAGAGGAAGCTCCCGAGCGTTGCCTTGATGACGCCGAGGCGTGTTTGGTCAAACCGTGACGGGGCCAGCGCCTCCCCGGGCGCGCGCCCCAGCGGGTCAGCCTCACCCGCCAGCGCCGGAAGGTTCACGATGTGCCAGTGCTCATCTATCCCGGCGTCCTTCATCTCCGCGATGCGCTCCGGGTTCGTCAGCCGCCCAACGAGGTCGTCCCGGTGCCACCGGGTTTGGACGATGACGCAGCAGCCGTTCTCCTGAAGGCGGGTGTAGGCGGTGGAGAGGAACCACTGCCACACGTTCTCCCGGTGAACCCGGCTCATCGCCTCCGCGAAGTTTTTGAGCGGGTCGTCCACGACGAGTAAATCGACCCGTCGTCCAGTCAGCGGTCCACCTATGCCGACCCCGCGGTAGCCCCCGCCTCCGGTAGTCTCGTAGTCGCCCCCCGCCGTCACGTCCGGGTTGAGTGAGCACCGGGGGAACACGAACTTGTAGAGCGGGGTTTCCATGACGTCGCGCGCCTGACGGGTGTGGCGTTGCGCCAAGTCGGCGGCGTAGGAGGCGAGGGCGATGTTCTCCTGCGGTCGGTTGCCCAGAACCCAAGCGGGCCACTCGACGGCCGCGAGGCGACTCTTGCCGTGCTGCGGAGGGATGGTGATGACCAGCCGCCGGAGCTTGCGGGCGCTGACCTTCTCCAAGAGCGCCGCGAGGTGGTGGTGCACCGGCCCGGGCTTGTACTGCTGGTCCCGGAGCGCGATCCACGTCAGCAGCCGACCCCGCGCCGCCGCCTCCAGCGCAGCCCAGCGGATGCGCCGGGAATCGAGCGGGCGACGGTAGGGGGCGGCTCGGCCGGTTGATGCCGCAAGCCTCCTCACGCGACGTCTTGAGGGCGGACCCGGCTCCGCACCGCCGCGTCCACAATCGCCTCGGCGTCAGCCAAGGACAGCCCCGCCGCTTCCTCCGGCAGTTCGCCCACCATGATCTTCGTGGCCGGTTCCAGCCCGAGAAGCTTCACCCGCTTTTCGTGAAGGACGATGAGCGCCGACAGGAAGGCAATGTCCCCCGCCTTCGTCTCCCGGTTGACGGTCTGACGTTTCTTGGCGACCCCTGACGTCTTTCCGCCTTCTTCCATCATGACGGCGGTCTTGAGCTTCTCCTCCTTCGAGCGTTGCCACTGAGCCCAAGCCTCCCGCTCGTACAGGTTGAGCTTCGCTAGCTCCTCTCCGAGCACGAACGAGCTGTTCCTGAAGGCCCGGTCCTTCCAGCGGTGCTCAATGTCGCTCACGTCCCGGGAAATGGTCGGCACCGAGAGCTTGTAAGGCCGTATGGCGGCGAGGGCTTCCTGAAGCTCGTTGATACCCTTGCCCACCAAGATCCCTTCCGTGAGGAACTTCAGGTCCGCCTCCCGCTGAAGCCGGGTGCGAGGCATGTTCTTGGCTCGGAGCTTCATCCTCCTTCCGTACTTGTGTTGAGCGCGGCGGAGGCGCTTTTCTATAGCCGGTTCCCGCAGTGGATCGTCTGGCAATTGAGGTGGAAGTCCTTCTGGCGGTACTTGTTCCATTTGCGTTTTGGGTTTGGTCGCGACTTTCCGCTTTTTTCTACCCGGCAAGGAGGGCCGAAGCAATCCCTTCAGGGTCCAAGTCTTCGGCATTCAGGGGGATAGCCTTGTGCTGTCTGGCGAGCCGTTCGACCTTCGTTACGCGCCCCTTCAGCCACGTCGGGTTCTGGTTGGAACCTCGGGCCTTGCGGCGGGCGTTCAGGGTCGCCTCGCTGGCGACGAGGACGAACAGGCGGAAGTCGAACACCTCCGCCGCCCAATCGAAGAACACGGTGTTCGCCAGCCGGTCACCCTCGGCAATCACGTTAAGGAACCCGAGCCCGTTCAGGTCGGAGGCGAAGAAGGCCCGCACCGCCGGGGCAGCGGTGTAGGGGAGGGTGTCGGTCCCGCTGAAGGGCGAGCCGTCGTAATGCCCGAGGAGGAGGAGGTAGCTCTTGGGCAGGAAGGTGAGCTTGACCGGCTTCGGGATGAGCACCGGCGTCTCCGCCTTCCGCTTGATGAGGGCATTGA